TGGGTAGAAGGAATGATCCGGCCGATTGGCGGATGGCAGCAGCGCACCACGACGCAAATGAGTGGCAAGCCGCGTGGCATGATTACGTGGCGTGATAACAGCAATACCCGCTGGATTGGCGTCGGCACGCACTCGAAACTGTACGCTGTTACGCAGTCGAGCGTTGTCGTAGACATCACGCCAACCGGCTTCACGCCGGGCAACGCCGACGCGACTGTCGGCGGGGGTTATTCTGTCGGTCTCTATGGTCGTGGTTTCTACGGTACACCGCGTCCCGATGTCGGCTCGACAACGCCTGCGACAACTTGGACGATGGATACTTGGGGCGAGTACCTAGTCGCTTGCTCGAACTACGATGGCAAGATTTACCAGTGGCAACTTGACGCGACCACGCCAACCAAGGCCGCTGCGGTAACAAACGCGCCGACTTCGAATACCGCGGTTCTCGTGACGAACGAACGCTCAATGATGGCGCTCGGTGCGGGCGGTAACCCGCGTAAAGTCCAGTGGTCTGATCTCGAAGACAACACCGTGTGGACTCCGTCCAGCACAAACAACGCCGGCAGTCTTATCCTTCAGACTGGCGGGCGGATCGTTACGGGTAAGCGCGTTCGTGGTCAGAACTTGATCTTGACGGACATGGACGCGCACATCGTCACCTATACCGGCCAGCCGTTTGTCTACACTTCGGAATACGCCGGTCGTGCTTGCGGCCTTGCCGGGCCGAACGCTATCGCCGTACAGGACAACTTCGCTGTCTGGATGGGCACGCGCGGCTTCTTCATGTACGACGGTTACGTAAAGTCGGTGCCGTGCGAAGTGTCGGATTACGTGTTCAGCGACATCAACCAGGCGCAGATCAGCAAAGTCTACGCCGTCAATAACTCGCAGTTCAACGAAGTGTGGTGGTTCTACCCGTCGTCAAGCTCAATGGAGAACGACCGCTACGTCGTGTGGGACTACGCCCAAAACTACTGGACCATCGGAACGCTCGCACGCGCAGCGGGCACTGACCGGGGTCAGTTCGCCAACCCGCTGTACGTCACGCCAGACGGATATATCTACGACCACGAAGTCGGGGTGAACCACGGCGGCGCGGAAGTATATCTAGAATCCGGGCCGGTGCAAGTCGGCAACGGCGACCGCGTGTTTTACGTCAACGAACTGATTCCCGACGAACGCACTCAGGGCCAAGTCACTGTATCGTTCTCGACAAAGTACTATCCGAATGCGCCAGTCTGGACGCACGGGCCGTACAGCATGGCCAACCCAACAAGTGTTCGCTTTAACGGTCGCCAGGTCAAGATGAAGATTATCGCCCAGGATAATACTGATTGGCGCGTTGGGACGATGCGGCTTGAAGCAATTGCCGGCGGGCGCCGATGAAACTCCCTTCGCCACCTCGAATCTATGATCCGCTGCACGAAGCGCAGCGCAATCGTATACTAGAGACGTTCGCCCAGCAGACGTATACTAAGGGGCAGGATGTCGGCATTTACGGCCCGGCCAAACTGATCGTGCCGGACGTTGATTCGCTCGAAGGCGCGGTGGTCAGTAAGTACGGCGTGTTCTCTGACACGACAACGCAGACGGCCGGGGCCGTCTACACGCCGCAAGCGATCACGTTCAATACGACAGACGCGGCGGATGGTTTCTCGCGCGGATCGCCAACATCACGCATTGTGGCTTCGCGCAAGGGACACTTCAATTTCCAGTTCTCGTTGCAGTTGTCCAGTGGCAGCGCAAGCAACAAGAAGGTTTGGATTTGGCCGCGACTGAACGGCGCAGACGTAGCCAACTCCAACGGCGAAGTCAGCCTAGCCGGTTCGAACACTATGCTCGTTCCGTCTTGGAACTGGGTTCTGTATCTGAACCCGAACGATTACTTTCAACTTATGTTCGCCGTCGAAGACACAAACATCCAGATCACAGCGTATGCGGCAGAGACCGGGGCTAACGGCACGGCCACGTTCGCTCGGCCGGCTGTGCCGTCAGCTATTCTGACCGTGACAGAAGCACAACCGTGATGCAACTCCGTGCGGAATTCGACCGATGCGCTAAGTGGCTGGAGAACGCGTTGGTTTACTCGAACGGAACTCACGACATAGAGGATGTCTGGGACGGAATAGAGGCGGGACGTTTTGAATTTTGGCCGGGGAAGAACAGTGCCGTCGTTACCGAAATTTACGTTTATCCGAAAAAGAAAGTCTTCCATATTTTTCTCGCCGGAGGGAAAATGGAAGAGTTACTTGAGATGTGGGATTCCATTGAAATCTATGCTAAGGTAGTCGGGTGTACATCTCTTTCAGTTTCGGGCAGGAAGGGATGGATGAGGGTTTTAGAAAGCCGTGGCGCGAAACACCTCTGCACTACGGTGATTAAGGAACTTTAAGTATGTCTAAAGGCGGTCAAACTGCAACGACAACCCAGCAGAATACGCTGGACCCGTTCATTAAGGAAGCGTTGACGCGCAATATGATGGCGGCCCAGCAGGTCGCTTCTTTGCCGTATCAGCCCTATAGCGGACCGCGCGTTGCAGGTTTCCGCCCTGCCGAGCAGCAGGCGTTCGAGATGGCGCAGCAGGCCGCAACCGGCCGGGTCGGCGCACCGGAACTGGCGCAAGCTACTCAGGTGGCACAGCAGGCGGCGATGTTCTCGCCGCAGCAGTTCCAGCAGAACGTTCAGGGTTTCATGAACCCGTATCAGCAGAACGTTATCGATGCCACAATGGCTCGTCTGTCGCAGGCCCGCGCGGAGCGCGACGCTGCTACCAAGGCGCAGCTTGCGGCATCGCGTGCGTTCGGCAATGAGCGTCGCGGTGTCTACGAAGCCCAGCTTGCAGGCGAACAAGAGCGCAACATGGCCGAGACATTGGCCAACCTGTATAGCCAAGGCTACGGCCAGGCAGCGCAGATGGCGATGGGTCTTCCGGGTCAGCAGTTGGCCGGTGCCGCTGCTCTCGCTGGCTACGGCAATCAAGCGCTTCAGCAGGAACAGGCTCGTGCGGCGATGCTCGGAGGCGCCGGTCAGGCTCAACGTGGCATGGCGCAGCAGAACCTCGACGTGGCCTACCAGGACTTCCTTGCACAGCGCGGCTATCCGGTCGAGCAGCTTCGCATTCTTCAGTCGGGTCTCAGCGGTCTTCCGGCCGTTACGTCTTCGACCAGTTCGACGACCACGCCGGGCCAAGGTTTCCTTGGCACCGCCAGTAACATCACCGGTGTTCTCGGCGGTCTGAAGAACCTTGGCTTCTTTTAAGTAGGAACATAGCATGGCTATCAACCCACTTCTGTTTTCTGCTGGTGCGACGCAGGCCGCGCAAACTCCGCAGACCCAGCCGATGACGCCGGAACAGGCGTATCTGGAGAATATGCGAAAGATCAGCAGCGGCGACTTGAAGTCTTTGCTGACTGGCGGTGACCGCCTTCTCGCTCTCAGTGCCCTGCTAGGCTCTGTAGCTCGCGGGTCGCGGACTACTCCGCAGGAAGCGATGGCTCAGGTGCAGCAGACCGCTGCCAACCGCGTCAACATGCAGATGCAGATGGCGCAGCTTCAGGCCAAGGCCGCACAGGAACAGCGCCAGAAGGCGTTTATCCAGCAGTATTCGCAATCGCTCCCAGAAGATAAGCGCGGCGTGCTTGAAAATGCCGACACTGCGGAAGCATTCAAGCTGGTGCAGCAGGAAGCATTCCGGCCTAAGCAAGTTATGAAGTATGTGCGCGATGCCGCTAGTGGTAAGATGCGCATCGAGTTTCAGGACGGCAGTTCGCAGCTTACGGATCGCGACATTCCGCGCAACACGGACGAGCGGGATATTGGCGGGGCCATTCAGGTTATCGATAAGGACACGGGCGAAGTTGTCGCTACCGTTCCTAAGACGATGTCGCCCGGCGAGGCTGCTCGCCTCAACTTGGCGGAACGTCAGTTCGCGTTCCAGCGTTCGCGCCCGCAGGGCGGTGGCGGTGGCGGTGGTGGCGGTACGCTCCCGGAACCGAAAGTCGTTAACATCAATGGCCGGCCGACCATGATGCAGTGGGATAAGCGCGCCCAGCGCTACGTTCCTTTTACCGGGCAGAATATCCAGCCCGCGAAGGTTGACCCGCTTGCAGGTATCCTGTCTGGTGGTACGACAGGCCCCATTTTCGGCGGGCGTTAATTACGGAGTCTTAAATGGCACTGGCCCCGCAAAGCATTGCGACGACTCCGACGCAAGCTGATACCAGCCTTGCGCTTGCGCAAGAGCTTCAGCGTATGCTCGATGCAGGCGCCAGCGTAGACGATCTCCTCAAGACCGCTGCCGGCAAGGGCGTAACTCTCGACCCCAGCCGCATAAAGCAGATGGTCGATTACGTTGCTTCGGGCCAGAAGGGCGCCAGCTTTGTGCCTGGCGTTTTCAACGAACAGCCAAC